GCTTCCGCTATTTGTGGAAATGTCTGTCCTACCAGTCTACATGAGAACACTTGCATCTCGCGTTCCGATAGAATGTCATAGGCCATATTGCCAGCTTGCTGGTATTTGCGTAGGTGTTCGGGGATTAGGCCGGTGCGGAAGATATGCAGCTTCATTGCTGCTTCTTCGGCGTGATCTATGGCAGATAAGAGTCGATCATTCTCCAGGTCGGTTATGTTGTACCAGTCCATGATATGTTACTTGGCTTGTAACATGATTTGTTACTTCTTATAGGAAATTTTTAGAGACGCTATCCCACGACGGTGTTTTTCGTCCTTGGTGCATCGGGGGGTATACACGGAACATAAACAAAAATTGAATGAGTTAATCAACATTCCACCGAGGACATGAGGGAAAGTATTGCCAAGGATTGACAAAAATCAACCAGGTTTCATCCGTCTGATATTTTTTGACACGTTCGGACACCGTAAATTCGTTATGAATCAACTATTTGTAACAACTGTTGACACATATATATATTATATATTACATTAGCAATAGATCATTAATTCAATGGAAAGGGATAAAATGAAACTAACAATAAAAAAAGCTAATGAAATTACTGGCGGTCTATCAAATCCGTCCAAGATGCCATGTAAGGGGTATAATTTGCCCGCTAATGAATGTAAAACTGGTGCAAAGCTAAGGAAGGTTAATAACTCGGTTTGTAATGGTTGTTATGCATTGAAAGGAAACTATATAAGATTCGCTAAGACTATATTTCCTAAAATGTACAAAGCACTAGATAGCATAAAGAATCCGCAATGGGTCATTGCAATGTCACACTTAATAAATAATCAAACCGGTAAAGGAATTGATAGTAATTATTTCCGGTGGCATGATAGCGGTGACATTCAAAGTATAGATCATCTTCGCAAGATTGCATTAATATGCGAGAATACACCAACCGTTAAACATTGGTTGCCAACTAGGGAATATAAGATAGTCAAAGATTATCTTAAAAAATACGGATCATTTCCTAAGAATCTAATTGTCCGTTTATCTGCTCATATGGTGAATGATAAAGCACCAAATATAAACGGATTAAATACTTCAACGGTTGGATATGATAACGGCTTTAATTGCATAGCAAGTAAACAAAACAATCAATGTCTAGATTGTCGGGCATGTTGGGACAATAAAGTAAAAAACGTGAATTACAAGCTACATTAAACCTACTGAAGAGACGGCGAAACACCGTCGAAACACGGTTATTATTAACCGTGTCTAGGTAATAACAAGGAAAGGAATAAACAATGGGATACACTCATTATTTTGAACAAATAGAAGAACTTCCAAAGGAAAAATGGAATTCATTTATCAAGGAAGTAAAAACAACATTAGACAATGGGCAAACGATAATTAAGTTTGACTATAACTCTAATAAACCCCCTCAAATAGACGAAGAGGAAGTTCGTTTCAATGGGGTGGGTGATAACGGTCACGAGACTTTCTATCTATCTAGAGTCCAGTTTCCTAGATATAATCGTACTGATAAATCAAAGTATTTCAATTTCTGTAAAACCGCTAGAAAGCCGTATGACAAATACGTTGTCAAGATATTAATACTAATGGAAAAATATTTTGGTGATGATGTGGAAATAAGTAGTGATGGGGACTGGGATCACATCAAAAAACTTGACATGGAAGAGTACGTCGAACACGTTCTAAAACGTGAAGTAAATAGCACTATTTCCAGTCTAGAGGGATTAATTCAAAATGTATATGATCTCATAGGCGATTTACAGAAGGGCAGAATAACAACGGAAGAAATCCCCGAAGTATATAAACAATGGTTGAGATAATGCATAGACTATCAAATATCGAGTTCATGGTGCTAATGGCCACGTTTCTATATGTGGCCATACACTTATTATTTGCAATCATTCGGAATGTGTATATATAAACACATGATGCAAATTTTTAATAATGGATGCCCAAATTCTAATATTTTAGGGTATACCATTCTAATATTTTTTGCAAATACCATTTGGATTTTTTTATAAATCAAAATAAAAAAAAGGAAAGGGAAGTAAAATGAAAAAAGCACAATCACTGTTATATCACTTGAAAGATAATCCAATGCGATATACAGAAATGCAACAGTTCCTATGGTCATTATCTAATGATGATAAATGCAATAGGGGTTATTGGTGTACAAACATCACTCAATTAATACATATTACAAAAGTAATTGAGAAAGGTACTGACGGCAAATACAGAATAACTAAAATGGGATTAAAAAACATAGATAACCCATTTTCTAAGGGAATCGATTACTGGAAAAATAGAGCAATTAATTCCGGAATTGGTTCTAGAAATGCTCATATCGATAATTGGCGATTACAAAGGCATATAGACAAGCTAGAACGCAAGATAGAAGAATTATATGTAATCAGTAAGTCAATATAAAAAAGAAAGGGAAAAGAACATGAAAGATATTGGAAATCTTTGCACTAGTTGTCACGAAGACACAAGTTTTGGAAGTGGAAAATTTGTTGATAGGATTCCATCTGGAACTGATACAGAAGATGGATATATGTGTGTTGAATGTCAATCTATAGAATGTGATGAATGTAATAATAAAACAATCGACTATGTAATGAAGAATAGTCGAATAATATGTGGAAAATGTAATCAAGATACAAAGCAAGTAAATTAATAAAAAAAAGGAAAGGAAAAGAACATGAGACAAATGTATCAATTCGATTGGAATAACATGGTACTAACCGAGATTGTTGCTCATACGATCAAGAATCCATTTCATACAACAGTAGTTGATTATGATAAGGATTTTAACCCAATAACAAAGGATGTGAAAGAACCAGAACTTCTAATAGTTAAGGATCACGGTACTTATATCATGTCCGCTAGTGATAAATCTTTATATCTTAATCCAAAAGATAAAGAAGATAAATCGCAAAAAGTTGTCTATGCTAAAGGACATAATCCCAATACAGACGAGGATTATTATGTCGGTGGCGATGATTACGGTGTAGGAATACCCGTAGATTGGGCAAAAACTGCAATAGCTAAACAAAGGGATATGATAATTACGGTTACTGATAAATCCGTATCCTTTGAACTAGGGGGAAAATAAATCCATACTGAAGAGTTCGCCAGAACGAAACCCCCTATTTTAGGGGGTCTATGGTTAATAAAAAGGAAAGGAAAGTGACATGAAAATAGACGTAAGAAGTGAAAACTCTTTATATGTTGAAATGGATGGCTATATGTTTTACATCGATAATTCAACCAATGAACAAATAATGGATTGTTGGAAAAAGGATCAAGAAGATAATGATAAAAGTCATTACGAGTTCACTAGGTTCAGAACGGACATCAAAAGGTCTGTTAAAGTGATGATTCCAAAAGAATAGGATGAGAATAAGATCTCAAAAATGCCCCCGATTTTCGGGGGTTTTTTTGTGCCCAGTTTGATTGGGAAAAGGTGATTTCGTGTATTTTATGGACCGGTGGGGTCTATTTCTAATATTTGGGTCAATACCATTTTATATTTTTACCCATACCATTTTAATATTTTTGTTAAATACCATTTCACTTTTTTGATTTTTCTTCTTCCAGGCGCATCATTTTATTTCTAAATGAAAGTTTATCGCGACTTTTAAGTTTCAAAAAACACTTATTATGGTGTTTTATACTAAGATCATGGTACCAACCTTCAACCATGCTGCACCAGGTATCGCCATCATCTCTAGCTATGGCCCAGGGGCACATCTTGTCACCCTCCGGTGATAAT